CGGGAATACCTACGTTTCTTTCGGGAAAGTGAAAAGGGGCGGTAATGAGCCGTATTGTTACACGCAGGAAAAACAGTGTGCGGGGCATATATGCCGTGTGCTGACCCCGGAAAAGGTCATAGATAAGGCGGTTGTTATCCGTGAGGACGGCACGGTATGGGATATATGGTTAAGCAACTTTGAATCTTGGGAACTGATAGAGATTGAGAGGGAGGGAGGAAATGGCAGCGGGAAAAGTGGAAATGACGCAGGAGGATAAAGCGTATTTCAAAAATGGGGTAAAGACCCTATGCGGTACGGAATTGATTTTTGCAACCAAGGTTATCAATGACCCGGACATAAAAAAGATATTCACGCAAGGCGACCTTGATTTTATGAATAAGGAGTTAGGCAGGCGGGCAGGGGCGATATTTGCAGGGATATTAAGAGGGTTTAAGAAAAAGGACTTTGCGGAAGTGCAGAAAATATTAACAGGAGGTAAGGAAGAATGAAAACTATTGCAGTTATCAACATGAAAGGCGGATGTGCCAAGACCACGACAACGGTAAATATGGCTCATATCTTAGCCAAGGACTACGGTAAAAAGGTATTGGTTATTGACAACGACAAGCAGGGCAATCTTTCCAAGGCTTGCGGTGTATGGAGTTATGAGAAGCCGAGCCTTGCGGATATTCTGACAGGGCAGCAGGGCATAGAATCCGTGACGCAGGAAACGAACACGGAGCGGTTAAAGGCGATTCCTGCAAATATGCACCTTTTGACCGCTAACCTCATGGTAATTAAGGACGAGGAACGGCAGCAGGCAACCATATTAGCCGGGGAATTGGAAAAGGTAAAGGGCGAGTACGATTATTGTATTATTGATTGTCCGCCGGATATAAATATTTCCGTTATCAATGCCCTTGTGGCAGCGGACGAGGTTATTATACCGATTAAGATTGACGGCTACGCCTTTGACGGCATGGACGAACTGGAAGAGCAGATAAACAACGCCAAGCAGCTTAACCCGAAACTGAAATTGAGGGGTTGCCTTGTGACAATGTTCTATAACCGTGAGGTATGCAGGCAGGGGGAGGAATGGTTGCAGAATCAGCGTTACCCGGTATTTAAAACGCATATCCGCAGGACGGAAAAGGCGGACGAGGTTACTTTTACAAATGAAAGCCTTATGGAGTATTCCCCACGTTCCGGGGCCGCAAGGGATTACAAGGCGTTTGTGCGTGAGTATTTGGAGGTTTAGCATGGGAGGGTACAAAAATACAGAGGGATACCCCGACCCGACCGCAGGAATGGCGATACATGAGGTACAGAAAGAGGAAAGGCGGAAAGAGCATAACGAAGCCGTGAGTACGCTTATCACAATGCTAAAGCAGATAATCAGCCTTGCCGGGTTTGAGTTGGTCGGGCGTATCGTCTTAAAGGATAAGGAAACAGGAAAGGAGTATAGGTAATGCTTGTAAATTTAGAGGATTTGAAGAAACCCGAAGAGCAGAGGGCGGAACTTAAAAAGAGTATCTACCGTGCAAAGGGGCAGATAGAGAAGCAGACGGAAAACCTCAAAGAGTTATTCGGGTTGATAAAGAAACGCCCGGACCTGCCAATAGTGGCAATGGTAGATAGCGAGATTGTGGCAGATGATGGTTGTTGCTACTGGATGGGAAGTTGGGGAAGCTGCCTTATTGATAAATATATTGTGCATGAGGATTACGGCGTTATCTTTTATGAAGAGGGAAAACCCGATACGGTCGATATTTTTGAAAAGTATTTTGACTATGCGGAATGTGGCATAGATGAAGAAATGCCGGACAAGGAAGCCTTGCCGTTAATGAGGGCAAAAATTGATACCTTGGATTGGAAAGAAGCGATTATAGTATATATCCAAGTGCCGGACGCTGAAATTTGTTAAGGAGGGGAAGTATGGAGCGTAGACCTATTATTATCGTGAATACAGACAACTACCCTACGTTTTGCGATAACCGTTGTAATAACACGGATTGCAAAAAGCATATGGCAAATATGCGTTTTCATACAGGCGGTTGCAAAATCTCAAAATTGAGAGATACGGAAGAGTGCGAGGGGTACATATCCAAGTGGAAACAGTCGCATAAGGAAATAGAGCAGATAAAAAAAGAAATGAGGGAAGCGGGCATTAAATAAAAGAATGTGACCGATTCGGACACCGAAAAAACAAGAAAGAGAGGATTTAAAAATGGCAGGATTTGACCTTAATAGTTTGCTGAATGGAAAGAGCAAAGGGGCAGCAGGACAGAAGCAGGAAACGGCGGTAGCAGGGCAGGGGCCGGCAGAGGGGCAGGAAAGCAGTTTTGAGGTTGTAATGCTTGATGTAGAGGACTTAATGCCAAGCAAGGATAATTTCTACACAACCGAGGGAATAAACGAGTTGGCGGACGCTATCGAGTTGGCGGGCGGTATCGAGCAGAATTTAGTTGTAAAGCCGGAAGCACACGGAAAGTATGAGGTTATCGCAGGACACCGCCGGAGATTGGCAGCGTTGAAACTGATAGGGGAGGGCAAGGAAGAGTATAGAAAAGTGCCGTGCCGTATCAAGCATGAATCCGACACCATAAAGGATAAGTTGAGCCTTATTCTTACCAACGCCACCGCAAGGGAATTGACCGATTGGGAAAAGGTGCAGCAGGCAAAGCAGTTAAAGGAACTTCTTACCGAGTATAAAAAGGCGTTGACGGAGGAAAACAAGGATAAGCCGAAAGAAGAGCGGGTAAGAATGGGGCGTATCCGTGAAATCGTGGCACAAATGCTTAACACGTCCACTACGCAGATTGGCAGAATGGAAGCCATAGAAAACAACTTATCCCCGGAATTTAAGCAGGAGTTGGAAAAAGGCAATATCGGCATTTCTACCGCCCATGAACTTAGCAGGCTTGACGGGGAGGGGCAGGCAAAAGCCTATCAGCAGTACGAAGAAAAAGGGGAAATGCACATTAAGGACGTGAAGCAGGAGCAGAAAGCGGAAATCACGGACGAACAGGCGGAGCGTGTGCAAATGGCTATCACGGACGCTATAAAGGGAGAAGCCAACCGGGATATTTTCAAGGTAAAGGATAATTTGGAGGGAATAGAAAAAATGCTTAGAAAGCATTTTGAAAGGACTTTCAAAGGCTCAAAAATCAACTTGGAGGACGGCAGGCATTTTGTTTACAGGTTTGCAGCAGAGGGAATAACGATTATCAATGAGGAATGGCAGAATTATTTGATTGAGTACGCCGACCTTGCGGGGATTGTAGCATTGATGATTGAAAACGGCGATTTGGTTTATGACGATTCCCCGGAAGAAGTGCAGGGGGAAGCGGAGGACGCAGAGGGAGAAACCGGGGAAGCATTTAACGGCATGAATGAGCCAACGGCAGCAGTTGACCCGCAGGAGGAAGAAAAGCCTTTGCCGGGGCAGCAGGATATGAGCGATTACCCGGATTATGTGCCGGAGGTACAGGAAAAGGGATTGAGTTTTACGGAATGGATTGCTAAAAAATACGGCATGGGTCAATATACGCTTATCGGAAAGGAGGTTAGGGCGGTCATAGCGTCCGAGTTGGAAGCGAACAAAGGGAAAATGCCTTGTCCGGCAGAATGGGAAAACAAAATAACCAACGCCTTATCTGTTTGGGTAATGGGTAAGACAAAAGAGTATCAGCAGTATTTACAGAGTTAGGCGGTGCAGTATGGACCGTATCGAGTATAGGGAGGGAATCATATATTACGGTGGCAGCAGGGCAGGAACGGAGTTAGAAACGGTTATACTTGTCCTGTCTGCCACGGGCAGGAAAACAGTAAGTGAAACGTGCGATTTGCTGAATCAGTTAATGCAATCCTTTGATGATACTATGGCAAGCCTAAAGGACATTATGGAGGGAATAGGCGGATTGTTGGAGGTATCACAAGATATTTGCGAATCCTGCAAGGGCAGGAGGACACGGCACGGCAGCAGGATTAAGGCAGGAAAGCCAAGAAAAGCGGTAGCAAGTATCAAATGGCATGAGAAATACAGACCGCCATAAAAGAAAGGATATGCAATTATGAAAAATTTGGAAGTGGAAGCAATCTTAAAGTTTTACAGATATGTTGACCTTGATATAAAGGTGGCGAGTGAGTGGCTAGAGCAGTACGAAGCCGGGTATAATCCGCTTGGGGCCGTTGTCTATGACGGTATGCCCCACGGTAGCACTCTATCCGATTCCACGGCTCTACTTGCCGTAAAATTGGCGGAAGTTGACACAAGGGAGAGTATCGACACTCTGAAAAAGAGGATTAAGGAGTTGAAAAAACTTAGGACGGAGATTTTCAAGGAAATTTCAGCACTTACGCCGATACATAAAACCATTATCAGCGGATTCTACATAAAAGGTCAAAAATGGGAACGCATAGCGGAACAAATTAGTTACAGTGTAAGGCAGAGTAAAAATATAAGGTGCGTTGCCTTGGAAGCCTTGGGCGGAAAATTTGCAAGGAATAGGAATATTTCACGAAGCAAAATTATAGGCGAAATCATCAAGTAAAGATTGCCCGCCATTGCCCGATTTTTTGTGATATAATGCAAAAGTAAAATACCGCAGGGGCAGCAGGGATAAAGTTAAAATCCCGCTGCCCTTTGACGTTGCATTTTTGAAATTCTGAAAAAATGTGATGATTCCGAGGGAATGGAACGGCGGAAAATGGAGAAACAAACGAAAGGAGGTTTTGCCGTGGCACGAAAAAAGGACGAAAACCGGGAAAAGGCAAAGCAGCTTTTTTTAGATTCCGAGGGGTTAATGAGCAACCCGGAAATAGCGGAAGCCTTGGGCGTGGATTCTGCCAAGGTCCGCAAATGGAAGTGTATAGACAAGTGGAAAGAAGCACTTGAAAACAAGCCGAAGAAAAAGGGCGGACAGAAAGGCAACCAAAACGCCAAGGGCCACGGGGCCCCGCCGAGGAATAAAAACGCAGAAACCCACGGGGCATATTCCACGGTCTATTTTGACGAATTGACGGAGGAAGAAAAGACCCTCATAGAATCCGTTACCCTTGATACGGCGGATAATATGTTAAGGGAATTGCAGACCCTTATAGCCAAGGAAAACGACCTAAAGAAGCGTATAAACAGCCTTAACAATGATGATACAGGGCAACTATACACGGATAAGGTCGTGGAAATGCGTACCCCGAAAAAGGCGGATAATGAGGACGGCGACCCATACGGGGAGTATGCAGGGGGCGAGGGAGAGGGAAAGAAGCCTGCCCTTGATGTGGCTATGGAAACCACCATAAAATCGTCTGCCTTTGAAAGGGCAATGAAATTAGAAGCAGAACTAAACAAGATACACGGACGCATTATAAAGCTATTGGATTCCATTAAGTCCTATGAGTTGGAGCAACGCCGTATCTCACTGGAAGAGAAGCGGTACGCACTGATGAAGCAGAAACTAAAGGGAGAGTATGAGGTAGACCCGGACACGGGGGAGATAGACGACACATACACCGAGGACGAAGAGGGATTAAGCGATATAGAATAATCAGCAGGAAAGAAGCAACGCCGGGGCAGCAGGCGGAGGGCAAAAGGTACTGTGACGGGGCGGAAAGCCTTGCGGGTGCCGTGACCCCAAGACTTGCCTAGATTCCGGGCGGAAAAATCGACTTCCAAAATTCCGGAAATTTTTTTAAGGGGGTAGGATTTTGAAACTCTATGATAAAAATGCGGTGGCAAAATTCCTAGATATGACCCCTAAGAATGTGCAGAGGTTGACGGAAAAGGGAATCTTGCAGACCAAGCAGGGCGGTTTGTATTCGTTGGCGGAAGCGACCCACGCTTACATAAAGTATTTGAGGGACCGCAACCCGGAGAATGAAGAAAATATAGACCTTAACGAAGAGCGGGCGAAGCTGACAAAGGCAAAAAGGCTTAATGAGGAATTGGACTTGTCGGTAAAGAAAGGGGAATTGCACAAGGCGGAGGACATAGAAAAAATAATGTCCGCCACTCTGATAAATTTTAAAAGCCGTTTAAGTGCGATTCCGGCAGAGGAAGCCGAGAAGTTGGCAAACATGACAGACAAGGCGAAAATCTTTATATACCTCAACGGCAGGATAAAGGAAGCGTTAGCCGAGTTGTCAAATTTTGAGGAAGTTTTTAAGGAGGAAATAAAAGAAGATGAAGAGGGAAACGATTGACCTTTTCAATCGGATATTTAAGGTGTTAGAGCCACCGCCCGACCTTACATTATCCCAATGGGCGGACAAATACCGCCGTCTTTCCTCTGAATCCGGCAGCAAAGGCGGACGTTGGGATACATCAAAAGCACCGTGGCAGCGGGAAATCATGGACGCTATAACCGATATATCCATTGAAAAGGTCGTGGTAATGAGTGCTGCACAAATGGGGAAAACAGACGCTTTTCTGCTTAATACCATAGGCTATTATATGCACTATGACCCTTGCACAATGCTATGTATGCAGCCGACATTATCGCTTGCGGAAACCATGAGCAAAGATAGGCTTATGCCAATGGTAAGGGATACCCCGGCTTTAAGGGATAAGATAAACGAGAAGAGCAGGACAAGCGGAAACACGATATTTAAAAAGGCGTTCCCCGGCGGACGTATCACAATGACCGGGGCAAATTCCCCGACAGAACTTAGAAGCCGTCCTATCCGTGTTCTGCTTGCGGACGAAATAGACGCATACCCGCCGACCGCAGGGGCGGAGGGGGACCCTCTGATACTTGCGGGGAAGCGTTTAACGACATATTGGAATCGTAAGGAGGTAGACACAAGCACCCCTACCATAAAAGGCGTATCCCGTATTGAAATGGAGTATGAACATTCCACAATGGAGGAATGGAATGTACCTTGTCCGAGTTGCGGGGAGTTGCAGCCGTTGGAATGGGGAAACCTTACATACACGGTTGACGCAGACGGGGAGGTACAAAGCATTACATACGCTTGTGCAAAGTGCGGTTGCATCCATTCCGAAATTGAATGGAAAGACCATTTTAACGAGGGGAAATATGTAGCCAAGTACCCTAACCGAAAAGTGAGGGGTTTTCATTTCAATTCTTTAGCGTCTACGTTCTTTGGTTGGGAAAAGATTGTAAAAGGATTTATCGAAGCGGACCAGGCACTAAAAAAAGGCAATGTGGAGCTGATGAAATCTTGGGTCAATACCGAGTTGGGGCAGACTTGGGAGGAAGAGGGCGAAAGTGCCAACAAAGAGGATTTGTTAAAACGGCGTGAGAAATACCGTTGCGAAGTGCCGGAAGAGGTCATAGCGATAACGGCAGGGATTGACACGCAGGACGATAGATTTGAAATTGAGGTTGTCGGTTGGGGTGTAGGGCATGAATCTTACGGAATCGTCTACAAGAGGATATACGGAGATTTGAAGCAAGCCGAGATATGGAAAAATCTTGATGAATTTCTTTTGCAGAAATTCAAGAAAGCGGACGGTACGGAATTGCGTATTATATGTGCCTGCATGGATTCCGGCGGGCATTTCACAAATAAGGTTTACCGATTCTGCAAGGCACGGACGGCAAGAAAGATATTTGCCATAAAGGGAAAGGACGGCACAGACCGCCCATATATCCCGAAGCCGTCAAAGAATAACCGAGAGCAGGCGTATTTGTTCACGTTGGGGGTAGATACCGGGAAATCCCTGCTATTGCAGAGGTTACAGATTGAGGAAGAGGGACCGGGATACTGCCACTTCCCGAAAGATGAAAACGGATATATCCGGGGGTATGACGAGGATTATTTTAAGGGGTTGACGGCGGAGAAACAGGTATTACGGTATAAGAAAGGCAGACCGTACTTTGTTTGGGAACTGACAGGGGAAACGAAACGTAATGAGCCTTTGGATTGCCGTAATTATGCACAGGCAGCAATAGAAATAACAGGCTTGACCCTCAAAGAGCCGTCAAAAAAGGCAGCAGGAAACAGCACACAGACACCGCCGAAGAGGGGCAGACGGCGGGGGAATAGAAGCGGAGGTATCACATAATGGCAGCAATCACATTAGAAGTAGCAAAGAAGCACTTGGAAACGTGGCTAGAAGCCGAAACAGAGGTTGCAATCAACCAAGCCTATACAATAGGGGGTAAATCCTTTACAAGGGCAAATTTGGGCGAAATACGAAAGCAGATAGAGTATTGGAGCAATAAGGTATCTGCATTGGAGAACGTAGCCAAGAATAAGGGGAGAAATAGAACATATAGGATTGTGCCGAGGGATTTATAATTATGGGTAGAAAAATAAATGATATGACGGGATACACAAGAGGAAGAATAAAGGTAATAGAGCGTGTAGGGAAAAATAAAAGCGGTAATATTCTTTGGAGGTATGAGTGCAGTTGTGGAGGTGGCGGTATTACTACGACAGACGCAATAAGGCGTATATCTTCTTGTGGGTGCATTAAAGCGGAGAATGGAAAAGAATTTTTCAGAAAAAGAAACACTATCCACGGAGAGAGCAACACAAGGCTTTACACTATTTGGGAAAATATGATAAATAGGACAACCTATAGTAAAAGCAAGGATTATAAAAATTATGGGGGTCGTGGGATTACCGTCTGCCAAGAGTGGAAAAATTTCTTGAATTTTAAGGAATGGGCATTAAATAACGGATATTCGGAAGAATTAACGATTGATAGAATGGAGAATGATAAAGGATACTCCCCCGATAATTGCAGATGGGCGGACAGGGAAACACAAGACAATAATAAAAGGCAGACAATAAGGCTTTTATACAAAGGTAAAATGCAGAGTGCGGAACAATGGGCGAAAGAATATAATATAAACCGCAGCACTTTGATACACAGATTAAACCGTGGAATGAGTATAAAAGAAGCGTTGGAAACGCCCATAAAAGGCGGAAAGGGAATAGGGTATAAGCCGAAAAAGAAAGAAAAATAAACTTTGCCCGCCATTGCCCGATTTTTTATGATATTATATAAAATAGCAAAAGCACCAAAGGAAACGCACAGACGTTTCTAAGGTGCTTTTTTCATGCGAAAGATTGTAGCACGGAATCAGGATTTTGTAGCACGGAAAGGAGGTAAGGGCGTTGTGAATTGGTTAGACAGGGCGGTAAATGCAATTTCCCCCGAAAGGGCATTGAAAAGAGAGGTTGCAAGGCAGAGGTTAAGCCTAATCAATAGCGGATATGGGAACTATGGGGCAAATTCCACCAAGAAAGCCGTTATAGGGTGGACGCACGGCGGAGGAAGCCACAGAGAGGACATAGAAGAGCATGTAGACACGTTACGGCAGAGAAGCAGGGATTTATATTGCGGAGGGTCAAACATTGCCACAGGGGCGGTAAAACGGCTTAGGACAAATGCCGTAGGTACGGGGTTGCACCTTAAAAGCACAATCAACGAGGAATTTTTAGGGATAACGCAGGAGGAAGCAAGGGAGTTAGAGGAAACAATAGAAAGGGAGTTTGCACATTGGGCGGAATCCGAAAATTGCGATATTGAGCGGATAGATAATTTTTATCAGTTGCAGCAGTTGGCGTTACTCAATGCCCTGCTTAGTGGGGATTCCTTTGCACTTATGACAACCACAAAGAGAATCGGGAGTATTTACGATTTAAGGATTGAACTTGTGGAAGCTGACAGGGTAAGCACCCCGGACGCAGAGAGGGTAAACCCTCTATTTTGCGAGGGTGTGGAAAAAAACAGTGCCGGGGAAGTGGTAGCCTATCATATCTCAAAATTCCACCCTCTTTCATTCCAAGACAGGCAGCCGAGGGAGTGGGTAAGGGTAAAGGCGTTTGGAGAGAAAACAGGCAGGAGGAACGCAATACACGTTATGAATCGGGAGCGTATCGGGCAAGTCCGGGGCGTTCCTTTTTTATCCCCTGTTATTGAAACCATAAAGCAGCTTGGACGGTATACGGACGCAGAGGTATTAGCAGCCGTTATCAATGGATTGTTTACGGTATTCATTGAAAAGGAGGGGGCGAGTGATGATATACCGCTTGGGGAATCCGTGCCGGACGAAATGCAAGTGGACGCAGAGGACGAAAACAGTATAGAACTTGCCCCAGGAGCGGTAATTGACCTTGGGGAGGGCGAAAAGGCAAACATGGTAAATCCGGGCAGACCCAACCCGAACTTTGACCCCTTTGTAATGGCGGTAATTAAGCAGATTGGGGCAGCCTTGGAGATACCCTACGAAATCCTCATTATGGCGTTTAGCAACAATTATTCAGCGTCAAGGGCCGCTATATTGGAATTTTTCGAGGTTATCAAGATGTATCGGGCGTGGTTCGTGGCGGACTTCTGCCAACCAATCTATGAGGAATGGTTGAGCGAAGCCGTGGCGAAAGGCAGGGTAAACGCCCCCGGCTTTTTCAATGACCCGATTATTAAACACGCATACTGTACCGCAGAGTGGAACGGTCCAGGCATGAGGCAGTTAGACCCGAAAAAAGAGGTTGAAGCAGCGGAATTGAGGGTAGAGGGCGGTTTTTCTACACGGCAGAGGGAAACGGCAGAACTTACAGGCACGGACTTTTACAGGAATATAAAGCAGCGTAAGCGTGAGGAAGAATTGTTAAAGGAGGTTAGAGGAAATGCAGGGCAGAAAAGGCAGGAAGCCAATGCGGATAACGGGGATATGGAATCAGACCCCGACAAAGACGCAGACAGACAGGACGCAGCAGAGGAAGAAACCGAGGAATAAAAGCGAGATACACAGGTTTTGGGATTTTGTGGCAAGCCAAGAGGGGAACACCGCCGAACTTCTCTTATACGGCGAAATATCGGATTATTCTTGGTACGGGGACGAGATAACCCCGGCGGAGTTTAACAACGACCTTAAAACCTTGGGGGCGGTTGAAGAAATTACCGTGCGTATCAATTCGGGCGGTGGCGACGTTTTCGCAGCGGTAGCCATTTACACCCGGTTAAAAGAGCATAAGGCGAAAATAACGGTCAAGATTGACGGTTGGTGTGCGTCCGCAGCCACGATTATAGCTATGGCAGGCGATACAATCGAAATATCGGTAGGCGGTATCTTTATGATACACGACCCGGCAGCAGGCGTATTAGGGTATTACAAGGCGGACGAACTGAAAAAGATAGCGGACGAATTGGAAACCATAAAACAATCAATCGTTAATTGCTATATGACGGTATCGGATAAGTCCGAGGGCGAAATAAAAAGCCTTATGACAGATGAAACATGGTACACGGGGCAGGAAGCGGTAGAAGCCGGATTCTGTACCGCAGTCATGTTTACGGAGGTACAGACGGAGGTAGAGGACGCAGAAAAGGTAATTGTAAACTCAATCCCTATCAGTATCAGCGGATTCCATACCGTGCCAAAAGGATTATTAGGCTATGCCAATAGCCATAATAATAAACCCAATGCAGAAAACAGCAAGGAGGATAAAAAAATGACATTGGAAGAGTTGAAAAAAGACCACCCGGAGGTAGCCAATGCCTATAAAAATGAGATTATGGCAGGCATGGGCGGAACGGACCAGACCGCAGCCGTGGACGCAGAGAGGGCAAGGATAAAGGCGATTGATGAAATTACCCTGCCCGGATTCGAGGATATGGCAAACAAGGCGAAATATGAAGAGCCTGTAAGTGCCGAAGCGTTCGCTATGCAGATTGTGGCAGCACAGAAAAAGGCGGGCAAGTCGTTTCTGAATGACCGTGAGGACGATATAAACGATTCCGGCGTAAAGGACGTTACACCCGCACCGAACAAAGGGCATAACGGAGAGGAAGAGGACCCTTACGGCGACCTTATCGACAAGTTATACCCGGAAACAAAATAACAGCAGGAGGTAAAGAGAAATGGCAGCAGGAAAAGAGTTGTTGGGAAGTTACAACCCCAAAATGGTACACGCAGGGGATTACCCCGTTGTGACCGATTCGGGCACAGTGGCAGAGGGCGAAACAATCTTAGAACTTATGCCCGTTGTGCTTGGCACGGACGGCAAATTAAAAGCCGTCACGTCTGATACGGTGGCAAATGTCTACGGATTGGCAGCGGAGAACGCAGACGCAGGGCAGGAGGTAGTAATCTACCTTACAGGGGAATTTTTCGGGGATTCAATCGAAGTACCCGCAGGAACTACGGCAGCGGATTTTAAAGCACCGTTTAGAAAGTTGTGTATCTTCTTAGTGGATACGGAAAACGCAGCAGCCACAAGCGGAGGTACGGGGGAGAACCCGACAGAATAAGAGCAGAAAAGGAGATAAAAAATTATGGCAATCAGCATTTACGACCCCCGGACAATGGGGAAATTAGTGGAGCGTATGCCGAAAGTGCATACTTTCATCAAGTCAACCTTTTTCCGCAATACCGAAACATTCGATACGCAGAAAGTAGACGTTGACTTTGTAAAGGGGAATCGGCAGTTAGCACCTTTCGTACATAAGAAGATTGGCGGGGCGACAATCGACAACGAGGGTTTTCAGACCAACACATACGAACCGCCCCTTGTAGCACCCAACAAGATTACGACCGTGGACGATATTTTGAAGCGGACACCCGGCGAGAGCCTTTACAACGGTAAATCCCCCAATCAGAGGGCGGTTGAGAAAATGCAGCGTGATTTTACCGAGTTGGACGAAATGATTACACGCCGGGAAGAATGGATGTGCTGCCAGTCCTTATTTACGGGTAAAATCCCGATTCTTGACAAGGACGGAAAGGCGATACAGGAGGAAATAGATTTTCAGTTTACGAACAAGGAAACGCTTAAAACCGCTGACAGTTGGAAAACCAAGAAAGGCGGTAAGATTGCACAGTTAAAGGCATGGCGTAAGCAGGTGCAGAAAACAGGCTTTGTAAACTGTAATATCTGCCTTATGGGGTCGGACGCACTGGAAGCGTTCTTACAGGACGAGGAAGTACAGAAAGTGCTTGACGTAAGGCGTTTTGAGGTTGCGGTTATCGCACCTAAAGAACTGCCTAACGGTGCTACTTATATCGGCACTATCCATGAAATAGCAATGGATATTTACACCTATAACGAGTGGTATCTTGATAACTGGACAAACAAGGAAAAGCCGGAGGATAAGCCGTTGTTGCCTGCTAATATCGTTGCCCTGTTATCCACGGAAGCCAATTATTCCATGTACTATGGGGCGGTCGGTATCGTGGATGAAGCAGGAAAGACGATTGCGGTTGTCGAGGGGTCAAGAATCCCCGAACAGTGGGTAGAAAGACGCCCGGCACGGCGTTTCTTGCAGTTGTCCGCTGCCCCTCTTTGCGTACCGCATGAGGTGGATTCTTGGTTTATTGCTACCGTCTGCTAAAGGCGGTGGCGACCCATGAAGAATTTTAAAGAAATGCTTGATAGGGATTTGGATACAACCTTTTACAATACAAAGGAATTTGCACAGGTCAAACGGGTTAAGTATGACGGTATCATAAAAAATATTCCTGTTATATTCGATTCGGAGGAAACAAAGGAACGAAATGCAGCAGGGGGCGACCATGCAGAGGGTATTTATGGGAGGTATACGGTTATCCGGGTCCGTTTAAGCGATATGGGGAAAGAGCCAAGGCAGGGGGCGAGGTTTTACCTTGAAAACGAACTTTTCACGGTGGCAAGCGTCCTAAACGAGTATAACGAGTTAATCATAGACTTGGAAAGGTTTGACGAGTAATGATTGAGGTATCAGAACAGACCATAAACAGGATACACGCCATACTTGCAGGGGTTGAAAATGCCGACAAAAAGGTATTAAAGCCTGCATTGACAAGGGGGTTAATGGCAGGAAAGACGGCAGCGGGAAAGGCAGTTAGGCAGACTTACCACATATCAGCAGGGGATTTTAACAGCCGGGGGTATATGAAGTATAACAGCGTAAGCCAAGGGGGCGACGGAATCGTAGGGAGCATTGAGTATTCCGGCGGAGTGATACCGCTTATCAGATTCAAAGTATCCCCGGACACGCCGAAACGGAAAAAGGCCCCAAGTGCAGCAGTATTGAAAGCGAGCAGCCTTGTAAAGTTTGGCAGGGAAAACAATGTTTTCGTGCAGCAAATGAAATCGGGGCATATCGGTATCTTTGAAAGGAAATCGGGGGAATATTCGGCAAGCCGTGGGAGCGGTCAAAACAAGCACACGGAAAAGCTGAAAGAATTGTTGTCCCCGGCAGTACCGCAGATGGTCGGCAATGATGAAGTTATGCAGACCGTGGAAGAGAGGGTAAACGAGGTTATAAACCAAAGGATAGACCACGAAATAGAAAGGCTATTGAATAAGGGCGGAGGTTGATAATGACACCGTTGGAATTATTGGAATCCTTGAAAGCATATTGCGAGGAAATCACAAAGGATATGTTGTTGGTCGCAAGGGTCCCGGAAAATGGGACCGAAGCAGGAGAGCGACCGCCGAAAGCCTTTATAGGCAATCTGCCCGACAAGGAAGCAGAGAAAAAAGCAGCACCCTACATACTCTTAAAACTTCTCACAAAGAAAACAGATGATGAAGAAAGCGTATGCAGGGTGCGTATTATTTGCGTGACCTTTTCCGAGGATAAGCAGGAGAATTATATACAATGTCTGAATCTTCTTACGAGGATTGAAACGAAGCTATTGGAGGACGTTGTAATAGACAACCGCTATTCCTGCCAAAAGCCGATTGAATCCATTTTGTATGATGATGATTTGGAGGTATACCAGATTGGGGAAATGATGACTATTTGGGAAGTGCAGAAAGCGGAAAGGAACGTAAGGCAGTATTTGGAGTAAGGAGGTAGCCGGAATGGCAGCAGGAAAGCGTACAACCGCCGAAAAGGCGGTTGAAAATGAAAAGGCAGTAAATCCTACCCCTAAAGCAGAAAAGGGGCAGGAAACGGCAAATACGGAAGCCACAGAGGGTAGATTTATCTATATCGGGCCGACCACAAGGACCGGCTTAGTGGAGAATACCATATTTTCCGGGAGCCGTGAGAGTGTCGAAGAGCATTTAAAGGACACTTTGGAAAAGATTCCACAGGTAAGGTTGCTTATCGTGGCAACGGAAAGCCTTGCAGTAAACAAGGCAAAGGTAAGAAAGGCAGGCACGTTACTTAACAAGTATTACAATGACGTTTTGAGCCTGTCAAGCAGGAATAAGGAGGGTTAAGAATGGCTTATTATCATGGAGCGAAAGCGAGTAAGCAGGCTACGACAGTTTCAACGCCTGTTACCGCAGACAGCAGTATTCATTTTATCGTAGGTGCTGCCCCCGCCCATACGGTAGGCGGTGCGGTAAATGAGCCGATTTTAGCACATTCCTACGCCGAAGCAGTACAGGCAATGGGATATAGCGAGGATTGGAAGAAATACGATATTTGCGAGGAAATCTATGCAAGTTTCCGGCTTTATCAGAATGGGCCTATTGTCATGGTCAATGTCCTGGACCCTGCAAAGCATTTGACAGGGGAAAGCACGGAGGATATGACCTTGGCAGCAGGCGTTACGGATTTGCCGTTTGAAGCGTTGGCGGATTCCGTGGTTGTGAGGGGGTACAACGGAGAGGAAGAATTGACCGAGGATTACGGCAGGGGGATTGATTACGACCTTATCTATACGGACGGCGTTTTACGTTTGGAGCGTATCGAGGGCGGAAAAATCACGTCTGACACCGCAAAACTCAATATCAAGTTTAACGCCGTGGACCCGTCCAAGGTTACAAAAGCGGACGTTATCGGCGGATATGATACCGCAACGAAGAAATCAAAAGGTTTTGAGTTGGTGGATTCCGTTTTCCCGAAATACCGGGTTATCCCTACGCTTTTCCTTGCCCCCAATTTTTCGCACGACAGCGAAGTAGCTGCAATCATGGCAGCCAAGGCGGAGAACATAAACGGCTTGTTTGTGGGGAAAGCGATTATTGACGTTGACACAACGGAAGCCACGACATACACGGAAGCGGTGGAGTGGAAGAATAAGAACAACATTACGCAGCCGTCCGAGTTGTTGGCGTGGCCCATGCTGACGCTTGGGGGAAAACTGTACCACTATTCTACGCACCTTGCCGGGAGTATGTCGGCAACGGACGCTAACGAGGATTTGGGAAAGGGTACGCCGTGTGAATCGGCAAGCAATAAGACTTTGCAGATTGACGGCATGGCGTTAGCAGACGGAACGGAGGTATTGTTAGACCTTACCAAGGCGAACTACCTCAATTCACAGGGTATCATTACCGGGTTAAACCTCATGGGCGGTTATGTGTCGTGGGGGAATGAAACCGCCTGCTACCCTGCCAATACGGACGTGACGGATTATTTCTATTGCGTAAGCCGTATGTTCGGTTGGGTGGCAAATTCCGTTATCCTTTCCGTGTGGAATAAGGTTGACAGGAAATTAAACAGACGCTTGATAGAATCCGTGGTGCAGAGCCTTAACCTTTGGCTCAACGGCTTAATGTCGGAAGAGGTAATTTTAGGCGGACGTATCGAGTTTTTGGAAGAAGAGAACAGCGACACGGATTTAATGGCGGGTATCGCTCATTTCCACATTTACCTTCCCCCGCCTAGTCCTGCCAAGGAACTTGATTTTGTCCTTGAGTATGACGTAAGTTACCTTGAAAATCTATTCGCAGCATAAGGAGGTAAGAGGATATGCCGAAGATTGACGAAACCGTAATAGGGTTTGCGGTGTATGAGGACGCAACCGAGTATATGGGGTTGTCGGAGGTGGCGTTGCCCGAAATTTCCAACATTACCGAGGAAATCAGCGGGGCAGGCATTGGCGGTAAGATTGAATCCGTTATCTTGGGTGCAATCGAAGCAATGACAACCACTTTCAATTTCAGAACCGTAACAAAGAACGCCATTAAATTAAATGAGCCTAGACAGCACAACATTGATTTAAGGGCAGCACAGCAGCAGAAAGATACCGTAAAAGGCACAACGGAGGTAGTGAGGGTTAAGCACATTTTGGTACTGACCCCCAAGAAACTTAACCCCGGAAAGGTGGCTACGGCGAGCGCAGCGGAGGTAAGCGGGGAATATGCGACCTCATACTACGCTACATACATTGACGGTAAGAAAATGCTTGAAATTGACCCGCTGAATTATATCTATTTTGTGAACGGAAAGGACTACTTGGCGGATGTAAGAAAGGCACTTGGAAAGTAAGCACGGGAAGCCGTGCTTTTTTCCTGCCTAAAATCAGATTATGGAGGATTAGAAAATGGAAGATATTAAGAAAACAGCAAACGAGCAGGCAGCAGAGGAAACAAAGGAAGCAGTTAAAGTTGTGACCGATTCGGACACGCCGGAGGGGGCGTATGTGCATGAGTTTACGAAGCCGTACACATTCGAGGATAAGACCTATACAAAGCTGGTTTTCGACTTTGAAAAACTGATAGGCGACGACCTTGTAGCCATTGAAAACGAAATGGCAGCGGTCGGGGAATACGCATTATCCCCGGAAATTTCAACCTCATTCCTCTACCGCTTGGCAGCCAAGGCAGCAGGGGTAGGAAGTGACGTTATCGCTCATATGCCTATCCGTGATTTTGGGAAAATCAAGAATAAGAGCAGGGATTTTTTAATAAGCACGGGATTCTAAGGCAGAATCCTATCAAATGGTTTAAACGAAATAGCCTACTGTTATCCAAGGAAACGCATACCGGGTTAGAGTTTTGGTTGAGCCGGACACCAAGGGAATTAGATTCTTGGATTGCCGAGTATAACGAGATTGTCGAAGAGCAGAAGAAACAAAAGTGAAATGATGTTGAAAGAAAGTATCTCCTGCGGTAAAATATAAGAAAAACCGCAGGAGGTAAAAGTTTATGAAAAAAATTTCTTTTTTGGCGGTCGCTACCGCCGTAATGCTGACACTGAACGCTTGTTCGGGGGGGGGGGTGGTAAACACTTCTGACTTATCCGAAAATCTGAAAGCGGAATACGAGTTTTACGAGGATTCCATAGGGACCATAAAAAGCACTATGGGATTGTCGCAGGAGGAAGCGGATAGCGTCTTTACTATCCTTGTTACGGAATGTGGCGTAGATGAAAAGACACAGTATGTTTTCAAGGGAAAAGGCGATAACGTCTATACAGTATGGGCCGGTTTATTGCAGTTGGAAGTGACATTAAAGGGCAATGCCGTAGATACGGTAATGCAGGGTACAGAGCAGATTTACCCGGCGGTACATAAAAACCCTCTGACGCAGGCAAAGGTAAAGACGGCGGAGGTAATGAACGGAAGCGGAACGGAAAAGATAGGGGAAAGAGCCTATATTGAAATCAGTAAGGAGGACCTGCAGAACGTCACGCAGGAAGATTTTAAGGAATTTGCGGATACCGTAGTAAAAGACAGCGGTTATAATTACTTTACGGTAATTTGTGATGATGGAACGGGCGTATTTTTTGGCGGTTCGGGAATTATAATTGTAAGTTACGGAAAACTCAATGATGAGGGAATGTTAGAAGAAACGGTAGGAGATATTTTGCTGCAAGATAACGGAGAGTACATTTACGAAGAAAAATAGTAAAATTTAATTCAAATGTTGTTTGATATAAAACAGCACCAAGGGAAATAGCGGTATTTTCCAAGGTGCTTTTATTATGCAGAAAAGGAGGTGCGGAGTGGCAGCAGGCAAACAATTTGAGCTACTTTTTCAGTTGACGGCAAGGCTTGGGCCGAACTTTTCGCAATCCTTTAAAAATGCGTCTAAGACCATGAACGCCCTGCAAAATGATTTACGGAGTGCGGACCAAAAATTAAAGGACGTATCCGCCTATCAGAAGCAGCAGAACGCAGTGGCAAAAAGCAGGACAAGGGTAAACGAGTTGCAGGCGGAGCATGAACGGCTTACAAGGGAAATCGAGGAAACCGGGCAGGCAACGCCGGAACTTACACGAAAGTTACAAGCAAATGAAAAAGCATTAGCAAAAGCGAAAGACGCAGCAGCAAGTGAAGAGGAAAGGTTACAGGAATTAAGCGAAACCCTAAGAGAAGCCGGAGTAAACACGGATAACTTAGGGCAGGATACGGAGGAATTACGGAAGCAGTACGAGCGTTTGGAGCAGACACAGAAAAAGGTACAGGAAATTTCAGAAAAGCAGGCAGCCAATAAGCAGGCTATTTCACAGACCAAGGCACAGTTGGGCGGTCTGATTGGAACGGTTACGGCGGTAGGGGCAGCTTTTTATGCCGGCCCCGTAAAAAACGCTATGGAATGGCAACAGCAAATGCAAAATGTTGCTACGTTGCTTGATGGAGATGTGAAAGGGAGGGTTGCACAACTCAATAAAGAAGTTATGAATCTGTCAAATTCAACGGGAATAGGTACGCAGGATTTGACGGATGGACTGTATCAAGTAGTTTCTGCCTTTGGAGATTCGGCAGACGCTTCCAAACAGCTAGAGATTGCAGCAAAAGCAGCGAAAGCGGGCGGAGCGACAACAACGGACGCAATCAACCTTTTATCAGCAGTTACAAAAGGATATGGCGATACGTCCGCAGAAGCACAGCAGAAAGCAGCGGATTTAGCATTTGCGACCGTGAAATTAGGTCAAACAAGTTTCCCGGAACTTGCTTCCTCAATGGGGCAGGTAATCCCCCTTGCTTCCACACTTGGAGCAAAGCAGGAGGATTTGTTTGGTGCAATGGCAACCCTTACAGGCGTAACGGGAAGTACATCAGAGGTTACGACACAGTTAAAAGCTACCATGCAGGCGTTTCTATCCCCGTCTACTGCAATGCAGAAATCGCTTGAAAAATTAGGATATGCAAGCGGTAAAGAAATGCTTGAAAGTGAGGGGTTGCAAGGGGCATTAGAAAAGCTGAAAGGCAGCGTGAATGATGATGAATTGGCTTTTGCTAATCTATTTTCATCAGTTGAAGCTAAAAACGCAGTTTTGGCATTGGCAGGAACACAGGCGGATAATTTTACAGAAAAAACAAGGCAGATGTACGAAGCGACAGGAGCAGCAGAAACAGCCTTTAAGACCGCCACGGATTCAGCCGAAGCGAGAATGGCAAAAGCTAAAAACAGCATTACCAACCTTGGAACTGTCTTAGGAAGTATGCTTTTACCCAAAGTAGGGGAAGTAGCGGAAAAAGTATCGAATTTGGCAACAAAATTTTCAGAGTTTGCACAGGAAAACCCACAGGTCATAGCCACGGTTGCCAAGGTG